AGGAAGAACGGAAAAAGTGCGCTCGGTTCGATTACCGCCCTGTACTCGCTCGCACTTGGTCCTAACGGTGGCGAGGTATATTCGATTGCAGCCGAGAAGGAACAGGCAAAAATTGTGTTTAGGGATGCCAAGAAGATGGTTGAGGCTGCGCCAGATCTACAACACATCAAGTTGTACCGGGATGCGATGGAGAACACACAGAATGGTTCTGTTTATCGGGCGCTCTCGGCGGAGGCTTATTCTAAGGAAGGTTTAGGTCCGACCTTTGTAATCTTTGACGAGTTACACGCACAGCCAAACCGTGATCTATTTGATGTTATGTCTTTGGCTATGGGTGCCCGTGGAAACAAGGCAACGCTCGTGGCAATTACAACTGCGGGTGTTCGCTCCGACTCGACAGGGCGCGACTCTATTGCTTACTCGCTCTACCAGTACGGACAAAAAGTTGTGCGGGGCGAAGAAGATGACCCAACATTCTTCCAAGCCTGGTGGGAATCAGACGGCGAGTATCGTGACGAGGCAAGCTGGGAGAAAGCAAACCCTGGGTACGGTGACATTAACGATATTGAGGACTTTAGATCTGCAATCCGGCGGACACCTGAAGCCGAGTTCAAAACCAAACGCCTGAACTTGTTTGTTTCCTCGGCAACAAGCTGGCTACCTGACGGGGCGTGGGAACAGTGCGAGGGCGAGGTTACTCCGACACCAGATGACGAGATAGTGCTGGGCTTTGACGGTTCGTTCTCCGGTGATGCCACAGTTGTTGTGGGCGCAATTATTCCTAAGACAGACGATGACCCTGTGCAAGTCTTTATGGTCAAGGCGTGGGAGAAGGATCTGGCAATACACGATGACGATTGGCGCGTGGACATTGCGGATGTGGAGCAGACAATTATGGCTTTCTGTCAGAAATATCCGAAAGTCCGTGAGATTGCCTGTGACCCGTTTCGGTGGCAACGCTCGATGGAGATCCTAGAACAAGCAGGACTGCCTATAGTCGAATGGCCATCAACTTCGCCACGAAGAATGGTACCGGCTTGTGCGAAATTCTATGATGCTGTTGTCGAAAAACGCATAGTCCACGATGGTGATCCGGTACTAACTCGGCATTTAGATAACGCGGTGACAAAGATAGACAACCTGGGACCGAGGATTGTGAAAGACAAAAAAGCAAGCCCACGAAAGATTGACGCAGCTGTTGCAGCAATTCTCGCCGTGGACAGGGCAACAGTCGCTAGAATGGAAGAAGTCGTACCTCAGTTCTTTGGATAGGTGTATGAGCAAACAGATTATTGCTAGTGTTCTACAGGTAGCCGGATTTGCGGGTATAGCTGTGGGCGTATTTATGTGGTCCATTCCCGCCGGGCTTGTATTTGCTGGTGGGGTAATCATCCTTGTCGGATTCGTAGTTGGGCAAAACCAGTGATCCTCAATCGTATTATCAACCCTAGCGAGGGTAGGGCAGTCTCATATCAGACGTTATTCGCTGCGGGTGATGACGTTGCTATTGGTACCGAGTCGGGTGTGCGAATTGACTCAGACACAGTGTTTGGTGTCAATGCCGTATTCTCTGCGGTGTCGCTTATCGCTGACACAATCTCAACGCTACCGCTTCACGCCTACAAGAAGAACAACCAAACACGGGTGGATCTATCCCCGCAGCCACAGTGGTTGCGCAAACCCGATGCTGACCTACCAGCTGAAGCCTTCTGGAACTCGGTGGTCGTATCTTTACTGCTTGAGGGTAACGCTTTCATTCGCGCCTATTACAACACCCGTGGCGAGGTAGTCACGCTAACCGTTCTAAATCCTACGACTGTCGAGGTTACCCGTGACACTGTTGGTCGGCTTATCTTCACCGTGGAAGGCGAAGGCAAACCCTTAACCACAGAAGAAATTGTTTATATCCCAGATGTTCTCCCGCCCGGCAAGGTTCGTGGCATATCTCGTGTCAAGGCGCTACGCGAGTCATTTGGTCTTGCGCTTGCTCTCGAAAGATTTGCTAGCACGTTCTTTGGGCAGGGCACAAACCTGAACGGTGTTATTGAGTTTCCTGGCAACCTCACCGAGGAACAAGCAAAACAGCTCACGGCTGGGTTTGATAACCGTCACAAGGGCTGGCGCAGAGGACACAAAACCGGTGTGCTAACCGGTGGCGCAACTTTCAAATCAACCCAGATAGATCCACAACAATCACAGGCTATCGAGGCTCGTAGGTTAGCGGTGGAAGATATTGCCCGCGCTTTCAATGTTCCGCCACACCTGCTCGGTCTGCCTGGGACAAACAGTTACGCCAGCGTGGAGCAGAACAACCTTGCTTGGGTAACACACGGATTGCGCCCCATTCTCACAAAGATTGAGGGTGCTTTCAACCCACTGTTAGAACGTGGGTCAAACGGTGAGGGCGCGTTCCTGAAATTCAACCTTGATGGTTTGCTTCGGGCAGATATTCAGTCACGGTACTCGGCGTATTCCACCGCTATGCAGTCTGGGTTCCTCACAATAAACGAGGCTCGCGCTTTAGAGGATCTAGCGCCACAAGATGACGAGTCAGCTGTTAAGGTTCGTGTGCCATTAGCCAACGTGGATGTGGATGACTCTCGACTTCGGGCACAACGGGAACGGGTCTCAATGGCTCGTGACCTGGTGTATGCCGGGTTTGACCCAGCGAGCGTACTACAAGCGCTTGACCTGCCAGCTATCGACCACACTGGTGTACCGTCTACACAGCTACAACCTGTTTCGATGATTGACCCTGAAGATCCTGATTCGGTGTACAAGGACGAGGTAACTGATGGCGCTGTTACCCAAATACAAAACAATGACTGAGCTTAGGGAACTGCCAGACAATTATCGTCCGGCGCTTGCCGAGGATGTGCCCGAGGGTCGTGCCTGTGGCAACTGCATATTCTATCGAGAAGATATGCAATCGGATGACGGCGAGAAGGCTTACTGCGCTAAGTGGGAAGATTATGTTCGCGGGGATCATTACTGTAATGCGTGGGAAGGTGACGAGGAACGGGCACCTGCTCCCCAAAAGGATCACCCCGAGAGTGCTAGCTTGGCTACATTCTTAGATGATGCCGAACTGCGACAGGTGAACCTGGAACCACCGGCATATATGCGGGCTGCAGCAAGACAAGGTTTGAAATATCACGAGGAAGGCAAAAGCGGTGAGGGATTACGCCCTGCAACAGTTAGCGAAGCTCGTGCTATGGCAGCTGGTAATGTCACTGCCGATAAATGGGTCAGGTTAGCAGCGTGGATCTCCAGACATTTGGTAGATCTAGATGCGCCAGCAGCAGACCCAGACAACGAGGACTACCCGAGCGCTGGTGTTGTGGCACATTTGCTTTGGGGCAGTGGTCCAAGTAAGCGTGGCTCTGAGCGAGCTTTAGCGTATGCGCAAGGTGTAGTTGGTAGACTGAAAGACGAGAACGCAGACAGAATGGCGGGCAGTGCAGTGGTAGATCTAGAAACCAGAATGAGTCCTACGGAGTTTGAGATCCGTGAGACAAGCGAAGGTATGACCTTTGAGGGATACGCGGCAATGTTTGACTCACTATCCCAACCCCTACCGTTCACGGAGAAGATTGCGCCTGGGGCATTTAGCCGGTCTCTGAAATCTCGTAACGACATCAAGCTCTTGTGGAACCACAGCTCCGGCGAAGTTCTGGGTAGCACAAGGGCAGGCACACTGAAACTAAGTGAGGACGATAGGGGATTGCGTGTATGGGCGATGTTGCCTAATACAACAACAGGGCGTGATACCTCAGAGCTGATTCGCCGGGGCGATGTGGATGCGATGTCGTTTGGTTTCTCGGTTCCACGAGATGGCGATAGCTGGTCAGATAATGGATCTGAGCGAACCTTGAACGAGGTAAGGCTACACGAGGTCAGTATTGTTGCTTTCCCCGCCTACACAGCCACCGCTGGGACTACAGCAGTCCGTGGGTTAGAGAGACTAGCCGAGCGCACCGAGGTTGATGCTGACGAGCTTGCGGACGCATTACTCAAAGTTGAGCTTGGCGATAACATTACTGATGATGACCGTCAGCTACTTGAGCGTGTCCTTGACAAGCTTGCTCCTGAAACGAGTGAGGAAGCAAAGGCGGATACTTCGCTCGAAATGCTTGCGCTCAAAAAGAAAAAGCTCGAACTATTGATGGGACTGTAATGGCTACTGTAGACGAAATCAAAAAGACAATCCTCAGGGTTGCCGGTAATCCAGTTTCAGGATCTGTCATCCTGCTAGCTGCACAGATGGCTCAGGAGATCCACGAGCTTGACCAGCCTAGTGCTACTCGGGGAAAACAGAAGCGGGTAGTTGAGCCTATGGAGACTCGTACAACCGATACTCTAGGTTCAGAGCATCCTGCAGAATCTGCTCACTAATATCCATTTCCTCGCCGATTAGTTCCACGTTGGCGCGAAGGTACGCAATCTCTGGCGTGTCCTCAAGATAGTTGTGATGTAACGACTTCTTGACCGCTAGGTCCAACTCGTAGACCGCATCGGGTAATAACACCCAGCAGTATCGGTATCGGTCAGCTGCTTGCTTTAGTGTGGGATCTCTAAACACGAGCATCTTGAGTGTGTGTTCTGATAGTTCTCTCATCGGTTGTCCTCCGTCACTGGCCACAAGTATGCAAGATTGTCTGGCACGCCTGGGAACATAGGTTGATAGTAGGTGGGATCTTTCCTAACTAGATTAGATTGGTGTGTTCTGATTAGGTCGTAGGTAAGCCACGGTGGAACAAGTAGGTCGGGGTAATCTGTGAGCATAGCAAGAACCTTGTCTTTGATACTGTCCTTATATCCACGGCTCGTCCACTCGTCACAAACTACCTCAGTGTAGAGAATAAGACTGTTCTCGTAGCCTCGCCACATTCTAGTTGCTGGGTGATTGACCCAACCCTTGCTTTCGCCACGGAGCGCCCGTAGGATCTGGTACGCCTCGACTCGTTGCTTACCTAGCCTTTGCCGATCTAGGATCCTTGCGCTGACAAAGTAGCTGTGGTCTGGTAGAAATGTTTGCATTGTGATCTCCGTTCTTTCTGTTTATCCTACTTCTGCCGCCAGAGTCCGTAGACTCCGCGGGTACCTTCGCGCCTGGGGTCGTGGTTATCGTGAACCGTCCCGTCTATGACTGTGGCTAGGTGGCGGGATAGGCTGACTATGTAGGTTCCGCTGGGTAGCTCGTCTGCCCGCATATGGTGTTGGATGCCGGTACCCTTGCCCATCGTGGGGATCCACTCGAACCCTAGATCCTGAAGATAGTGCTTGATTATTTTGTTGGGGATATTGTTTCTGGCTGAGCGCTCGTGACCAAAGCCTGCCATCACCCGCGCTAGTTCTTTGTAGACTTCCCTGTAGTCGCGCCCGGTGGCTATCGCTACTGCCCTGACTACGCAGTCGTTAGCCTCGCCCTTGTACCCGGCTGCTTTTCGTCCGCCATCGTTGTAGTTGTA